CAGACCTCGCTACACATACACCTGGAGCTGGAAAGACGAAGAAGAGACAATTCCAAGTCTTCAATATGGTGGAGATAAGATTCACGCCAGAGCAGGCTATAGATGGACACACCCAGTCCACGAAGTTATGAGAGGCTATGGTGGCCTCAAAGAAAGCCAGGGCTGGATAGCTCTAGAGATTCATCACCACCCAGATAAGTCCAAGCCAAGGTCTCAGTACTTCCCGCTTTTGGCCATGTCTGTGGAAGAGGATCCAGACGACGATAGAAATGCCTTCTATTACGCCAGAGAGCTCTTCTTCTACAATCACAGGGAGCAGGCTATTTCCGAGTTCAAGAGGCATTTAAGCCTTCCTAGGGCCACCTGGGCTCCGGAGAGGGCCGCTTCTATGAGGTACCTGGCAAAGCTTGAGACAGACAAGGCAGCCGAGTGGCTAGAGAAGGCTATAAAGCAGTCCCCAGGTCGTAGGGAGTCTTTGGTCGAGCTGGCTATGCATCACTACGGGCATGGAAACTGGAAGCCCTGCTATGACAATGCGATTGCGGCGCTCGCAATAAAAGAGAAGCCTCTGGACTATCTTTGCGAGGATTTCGCCTGGGGAGCTTTGCCTTGGGACCTAGCTTCTATTTCCGCTTTTAGACTAGGCAAGGTTTCTGAAGCTATTGAGTACGGAGAAAAAGCGTTAGAGCTAGATCCAGAAAATGAAAGATTGAGAAACAATCTTATTTACTATCACGCCGCTGCTGCTTCTTCTGCTGAATAGTGTGGTAAGCATCCACTGCGTTAGCACTGGTTCTACTCTGCCAAGTGAACTTGCAGGACTCGCAGCGGACAATTCTCATGGTTGACCAGCGGCCGCCGTCAGGTCTGTCGATAGTTGCAGTCTTAAGATGTTCAGTTTTAGCTTTGCAGTAAGGGCACAGAGGAAAACGCTTGTGACGCATCTCCTGACCTTCCCAGTTGACAGAAAGCGTTCTACGAATTTGCTCTGGGGTTAGTCCACCCCAAATCCCCCAAATCTGCTTGTTATTAAGTGCCCACTGAACGCACTGCTTTCTTACGGGGCATTCATTGCAAAGCTTTTTTGCTTCCCACTGCTGAGATGGCTTGTTAGCAAAAAAGTTATTTATCTTGTCATTATTTTGTGGCTTTGCACATTCGGCGTCTTCGTGCCACTCTGGATTATTAATCAACGTAAGGAACCTCTACAAAAGTAGTAGGAACTAGTTCCTCTGGTTCAACCATATCTCCGTAAAGGGTCTCGCCATTCTCGTAGCAGTAGGTGGGAATCCTTGCGCTTGGGAAAGTGGTAGACGCCCCTAGCGTCACTACCGACTGCTCTATCATTCTGAAGCTTTGACCGAGAGACAGTGATATGCCATCTCGTTGAATAGAAGATGCTAGGGCACGCCTAACTACTTCGTTTTCAATGTCTACGTGCTCGTGTGTGTAATATATGACTTCTGCCTCAGATAGAGTAATGGGAAGGCCTTCACCTTCCCACACACTCCACAGCGACTCGCCAATTCTTGAATCCTTCATAGAAGGATTTTATAATTACAAGCGTGTAATTTTACCGTAAATTACAATTTTACTTAACGGGCCAAATATAGTCGTAACTGTCAGGTCTAGCACCAGTGTCTTCTGGCCAACCAAACTGGCTATACCACTCATAGTCTTTGTTGAGCAGTGCCATGCGGTGGCTAGAAGCTATCTGACCGAATAGATCCCTATCCCTCATCCAAGCAGGATAGCGATGGCTTTCTCTAGTTATACGGCCAAGCTTTACAGCCTGTATGTATGTGATCAAAGTCTTGGTGCCAATCGTGGACTTGTAGCCACGCTTCTCCCACTCCATGACCATCTTGAGAATGTAGGACACTAAAGCGCCCTCGTGACCTCGCCACATTTTAACGGCGGGGTGGTTACGCCAGCCTTTAGCTGTGCGGTGATTGCCCTGCGGATCTAGCTCCACAAGGTTCATCAGAATCTGCCAGCCCTCCAGGGCATTTTTGTTTAGGCGTTTTTTGTCCAATACCTTAGCTGTATCAGCTGAGCCAAATAAAGGTACGAATGTTTGCACTTTTACTCCTTTAGTTTAAGTGTTCTTACATCGTAGCCTAAGTTCTCAATAAAAGCAACTAATCTGAGGTTTTCTTCTATTAGTGACCTATAAACGTGCATTCTTTGGACATTTTCCCTAAGGGTTACTGGCTCTAAGTGGTCCGGGTTTACGCATTTTCGATCCCTACACAGGTGGTCTAAAGTCTCTAAATTTGACAAAGGCCTAACAAGTTCTTCATACATAACTCTGTGGACCATAAGTTGTTTTCCAGACACAGAGATTTGTGGATACCCACGTTTGCCAGACACTCTACCTTTCCAAATCCAACAATCAGTAGTTTTTTCTACCTGAGGCAATAGCCTGTCTAAAACACTAATTTGGTTAACTAAAGGTTTTAACTTTTTTCCTAGACGCTGCTGCCTCCAGTGAGCACCACATAATTTTTTAGCCTGAGCATTGTTCACACAGCCAGAAAATTCACATTTATATTTCGATTGGTTATATTTTAATTTTATAGGTTTAAGTGGGATGTCCCTTTTCCACTGACTATAATGACCAGAACATAGGTTCCTGGCATATCTTTTATTCTTGCATTCCTTGTAGTGACAAATATTTTCCATTTTTATATTTTACTACAAATTTTTAACTAGTTAGAAACTTGGCAAATGCTAGCTATTGAAAGGTTTAAATACGCTTTGTTTCACATTGGCAAACACAGAAACTTCCAGTTCGTTACTGTATTTGGCAGCATCTTTTTCTTTTACCTGGGTAACCCTAAGCTCTACGTCAACCATTTCTGGCACGCCTTCTATAGGAATGCTTAAGAAGTTAGCAATCGCTTGGTAAGCCTGTAGCTTAGCCTCTTTGTATGTTTGAGCGTAGATCTTTAGATCAAAATTTACTCTCATTATTGCTTCTTATAGCGCTTTTCTAGTTTGTATGGGGAGTAGTGGACGCCCCTAAGTTCTGGCTTTTTTCCGTCGGTGTCGTTGAAGATGACGTCTCCGTAGCGTACTGCAACAACCTTTCCACGGCGGCCATTGTGCAAGGTTCCAAGGTTGTCTGTGAAGGCATCAGCCTTAACACGGACAGTATCTCCAACTGTGATTTGTCCTGGTTGTAAGTCGATCCAGACGTAGTCATCTTCGTTTTCTTCTACTTTCAGAGTGTGTCCAAGAGCAAGCTTGGGGAACACGGTCAAAACTTCATTTGTCATGTTGTCGCTAAGCTTTGGAATCTCGGCCCAGGCATCCAGTAGCTTTAGGATAGCCTTACCTGACCCAACCTTAACTTTGGCAGCTTCTAGCTGCTCTATAATCCATTCGCGGTTAATTTCTGGCATTAGATTTTCTCCTTCGCAGAGTCTAGCAGATTTATCTTAAGGGTTTCTAGTGATTCTTCCCGTTGAGGGATGGCATTGAGGTAGGACGATCTCTGAGAATTCGCCAACATTTGACGCGCTGCTGGATCGTAGTCTTCTATGTCGTACGCCAGCGCTGCCCAGCTTGGGTCAAATCTGTAGGTGTCCTGCCAATATGTGGCTATGGGGGTTCCAGTATTCATAGCTTGGAACATCCTGTAATTCCACCAAGTCCCGACCTTGCGCTCCTGAGGTGGGATGATTAGCCCGATGCTGTTCCTGAGAACACCCAAAGCATAGTCATCGTCAGTTTTACGACCGGTTTTAGTTGGAATCCTAGGGAAGGACAAAATCTTCTCTAGCTCAGAAAGCCACGAATTCTTGGGATTTTCTACAGCCCACAAATCTCTTCTACCAATTCTCGGTGGCTCTGGATTTATCAGATTCGCATCTAGGTTAATCCCTAGTAAGTCCTCTGAGCTCACAAAGCCGAGAATGTTAGAAACTTTCTCCGAGGTAATCCAAGGCATAGAAGGATACACAACTTGAGGCCAGATTCCAGCGTCCATATTATTCGCTGCCAGTTCTATAAACTCTCGATTTTCATAAGCTTGTGCATATCCCTCTCTTTTTGAGTAGAAAGAGGTAAATAAGATTCCAGCGTCTCTTTTTAGGGCATTTACGCTGTTTTTGTATTGCCACATCTGTGGGCTGTCGACTACTAGCTTGAGCTTAGGTGAGTCAGACATCAAACCTAAAAGATGGAGAGCTCCAAATATTTTATTTGCGCTCAGGGAGGTCGGTGCAATAAATCCAAAAATAATTAAATCGAACTTATCTAAGTCTTTTTTAGTCCAAGACAAACTAGGAGACGCCCAGATTACTTCTTCTGCAATCTCAGAAAGAGCGTCAGATAAAACTGTAAAGAAGGTTGTGTTAGATGGTCGATTGCAATGGTTTGATCCCATGCCTGTAAATAGAACCTTCATGATTCTCCCTTAAAAGAAGGGGCACCTTTCGGTGCCCCTCCCATTAATTTATTTAAAAGGGCTCGCTTACATCTGACACTGGCGAAGCTGGGGCAGGAGCCGGAGCTGGAGCCGGTGCAGGTGCAGGAGCTGGAGCAGCTGCAACAGGGGCTGGTGCAGGAGCAGGTGCAGGAGCTGCAGCAGCCGATGGCTGTGCAACCTGCACTGGATAGTAACGCTTGATTTCGTTGCTCTGAGTTCCGTTGTAAGTACGGGTTCCTAGAGTCGCACGGAAAGTGCGTCCTAGCAGAGCCTGCTCAATCTGAGCGTTAGTTGGGTTGGCACCGAAGAACTCTCTACCAAGGCCCAATGCTGATGCCTTCATAAAGAACATGTTTAGTGCCTTTGGGTTGTCAGCTGTGATTACCAGCTGATCCCATACGCGGCGGCGGTCGTGTGGACCACCCTGTACCTCGGTAGTAATTTTGAACATAGGCTTACCGCTCTGAGCAGTTACTGCCTGTGCCTCAATAACCTTGAGGTTGTAATCGCCGTCTGGTAGTGGCTGATAGTTGCTGGCTGAAGCAGCATCTCCGGCCTGAGCTACCAGATCGGACCAGTTTAGTGTTGACATAAGTTGGCTCCTTAACTTGCCTTCTTAGTTGCTGAGGCCTTCTTCTCTCCGAAGACCATGTCTAGCATGCGCTCTACTCCTAGATCACCTTGCTCGACAATCTTACCTAGACGACCCTGAACTCGCTCGCCTGCCTCATACTCTGGAGTACGCTCAACATACATGCGGCGTACTTTGTATGGGGCTTGCAGTGGGTCTGGATTTGGCATCGTCTCCACCGTTATGGCTCCTAGTAGGTCGTAAAAATATGGGGCCTGAATAGCTAGCTGACCCTGCAGGTAAGGACGGTAAACGCCATCCTGACCCTTACGTGCCATAGCTGTCAGTACCACAGCCTCTAACGGCTGGGTTGGGTGCATCGTGAGGTCACGGAGGTCACGAAGGAGTGCACCCATGTGGCGAAGTAGTTCGCCCCACTGCTGCATCTTCATTTGCTCTGTGCCTGCGATGTTATCCATGCACTTGACCTGTAGCTCCGAAATGGAGTCAATGATCAAGGACTTGAATTGGTGCTTACCTGACTGAAGCCACTGGAAAGCTTTGATGACTACGTCGTAGTCACGAACCTGGACAACAACAGTGTCCCAAGTTCCATCAGCCAGCGGCGGCTCCTGAGTCAGGGGGTCCCAGTACTTAACGTTGATTGGGAGGAATCTGTGTCCGCCCTCTACGTCGAGCATGAGACGTGGGTATGGTGCCGTTACAGCAAAGGTTGATTTACCAACCTTAGACTCGCCATAAACCATAATTGTTAAACTGCGGTCTACTGTGTTTGACATTTACTCACTTCCCTTCATCTCTTCGGTTTTGTAGTATCCGTACGGGTCGGCGACCTCGAACGCGTCGCTAATTGCAGCCTCTGCGGCGCTTCCGTCGTCAACCAACGGGCAAATAGCGAAGAATTGGCACTTCCACTTGCAGTCTCTAGTAGGACGTGGATATGCATGCTTGTAGTGGCTCTCTCCAGCATCTAGAGCACTGCGAACCTTGAGAATATCTTCTAGGGTTCCTTCTAGTCTCTGGAAGAAAGAGCGAAGCGTAAATTGATTGTGGCGGACCTCAATCTGGTCATAGAACGGTGGCTTAGCGTAAGCGCCGCGCTTAACCTTGCGGAGCATTGTAAATATGCCACCCTCGGAACGCTCATTGCCAGTGTTCTGAGCCTCTTCCAAGACCATGTAGGTAAGAATCTGCTCATTCATGTGAGCAATCGATCCAAAGTCGGCGAACGAGCCACCAACAGTCTTGAAGTCACGGAACATACGCACGCCATCAATCTTGCGGCGAACACGCATGTCAATCTTTCCCTGAAGAGTCACACGGCCGTCCATCATTGGGCGCTCGATAATCTCTTCTGTAGAAATCATTTCCAGCTCAGCGTCAATACCCTCTAGTTCTACCCACTCTAGGTAGCCTTCTAGCATGACTCGGCCAAGCTCGGCTTCGGTTTCTAAAGTAGATGTGTCTCGGAAAGAGTCGTTCATCTTCTTCATATCGGCTGCCACTAAATCAGCGTGAGCTTGGAGTAGTGGCTTACCTGTTGAGTAGTACTGGTCAAGTGCCTCGTGGATTCTTGATCCAAGAGCCAGTGCTCCAGTGAAGTCTTGAACCTTTGGCTGCAGCCTGCGGTAGTAAGTAAACCACCAGCGTCGGCGGCAATCCTTAAACGTTTGGATTTCAGAGTTAGAAATCCTTACTGGTTCTGTCATTATCGTCCGTTCTTTAGCATGTCTAGAAGCTTGGCTCTGTCTTTGACTATTTGGTCAAAGTTGTCGGCTTTGACATCTAGAGCCTCTATAACTCTTTCTTCAATTGTTCCTTCAGTCACATAGTCAGTGATGAGAATCGAATCGTGAATCTCAGAGCCAATCCTGTGAACTCGGTCCAAGGCCTGCTTGTAGTCAACAAGGGACCATGGTCTCTGAAGCATAACAAGTCGACGTGCCGCTGTCAAGGTGACACCGACACCGCCAGCCTGAGCTGTGAAAAGAATCCACTTAATCTTTCCAGACTGGAAGTTATCGATAGCCTGCTGACGCTCTAATTCACTCTGAGCACCAGTAATTAGACCGTGCTTGATGTCTTCCTTAACCATGCGTGCACTAAGAAGCTCTATCAGCTGTCGAGAGACTGCGCAGACAGCCACTTGGTCACCCTCGTAGTCTCCGTTTTTAATGTCATCCATCAGAGCATCGACCTTACAGGATGGGTCAGACAATTTAATGCTTTCCTCTCCCGTTTCGGAAACTTCAATCTCGGCGTAAGCGCTGGCAAACTGAACCAACCTTAAAGTCTGGGTTAGAGGGTTTGGAGCAACCACAACATCTCCGGATGAGTCCGTGCTTCCATCTTTTTCCAGAAGGGTAATCATGTTTTCCAGCATCTGGTTGTAAGCCTTCTCTTGCTTAGCACCCATCTCAACGTCACGCCGTGAGTTGATTACTTCTGGCAGCCAAGGAAGAACTCTTGCTTTAAGCATGCGACGCATACGCGGGTTGATTCCAGCGTAGAACTCTTGTTCCATTTCTGGCTTAAGTCCTAGAACCAGCATTCCACCAAAAGCATTGACCATCGTGTTTACATAGCGATCAATCCACTTAGTTCTTGTAGGCCACTCTGTCTCGTCAAGCCAGTGAAGAATGGGCCACAAATCAATAACGTTGTTGGCAATCGGGGTACCAGTTAGCGCATAGCGAATGTCTGCATGGCCACTGGCTGCCCAAAGAGCCCTGGTCTGCTTGCTTTTCGGGTCTTTTGATCTGTGAATCTCGTCTGCTATCACTGACTTAAAGTCAATAGCATTCAGCTCACGGGGGTGGGCTTCGCAGCGGGCCTCTGTAACCCTGGAGTCGTGCCCTCCGCAGTCTAGGCAGCGGGCTAAGGCTATAGAGCCATATCCGCTGAGCTTAGAGTGCCCCCTGAGGGACTCCCAATTGATGACGTAGACCTGAGCCTCGTGCTCGAAGACCTTGCGGCGCTGTAGGGCAGAGCCCTTAATAATCTGGACATCTATTCCAGGCCACCATTTATCAAATTCTCGCTGCCAGTTGCTCTTTAGAGTGTTGGGGCAGACAATTAGGGCCGGAAAAACCTGCTCTCCGCGGTCATATAAGCGCTTTAGAGACCTTATAGCCTGGGCGGTCTTCCCCAGACCCGGTTCGTCCGCTAAAAGGGCTCTACGGGCCTTAGAGAGGAACTCTACGCCTGCCCTCTGGTGTGGGAAAAGGTCTTGGTCGCCATCCTCTAGGACTTCTACGTCCCTCAGGCTGTTGCTGGGGTCAATTCTGCTAATTCTCTCGTTTCTAGCCCATTCGGCTAGCACTGGCCCAATTTCTAGGTCTTCCTTAAAGGTTGACCTTAGTGATAGGCAACCAGTCCAAGACAGAGGGATAGTCCAAACCTGCTTTTCTTGGCTCCACTTAGAGCCTGGAAGTGCCCTGCAGATCTCTTTCAGCCTCCAGGGGGCATCAATAACGATTTTTTTGCTAGAGGGGTCTAGCTCTACCCTTACAGGCATTGAACTCCGTTCGTCATTTCGTCTCTATATTATCAGAAAAAATTAGCCTAGGCCATTATTTTTTGATAATAACTTTTATTGCAGCAATTTTATTGGTTTCCAGCCAGTTTTTACAAATCTCAGTAGGGCGTGTCGGATTGAGTCCAAAGCGTGACCCTCACCTCCACGATGCCAGTATTCTAGCTTCTTAAGTTTCTCGTTGTCAAACATGGCCTTAGCATCGGCTGGCGACTGGAAGTAAATGTCATCCATTGGACGCCCGTTGTCCTTCAAGCACTGCTTGAGAATTCCTATTACTTCTAGCGAGTACGGAGCCTGGGAGTTTTTTACAGTCTGGGCGTTGATAGTAAATCGCTCACATACTACGTCTATGTGGTGTCGCTTTTCTGGTGCCCAGAGAGCTCCTCGAAAGACCTCAGCTACTTCTTCCTGTTGAAGCTCCTTAGACCAAATTAGAACTGGATCCTGATCGTTCTCCCGGCTAAATAGCGAAACTCCGCTTGCTTTTCCAGGGTCTACAGACAAAACGTAATGCATCACTGGTATTTCGCTCCCCAGCTTTCTAGTGGACCGTCCACATCTGCGGTCAGAGGCACAGCCCAGCCCCTGCGGGTGGTCATGCATTCTCTAACTAACTTTTTAATTTCCTCGGCCTCGTTCCTTGGAGCATTCAACACTATCTCATCATGAACTGGAACAATGAGCAAGTCAGTCAAGTCCTGCTGGTCTAGTTTTATAAGGTTGGACTTAAAGACCTCAGCTGCTCCGCCCTGAATAAGGTAGTTGACAAGTGTATAGACACGGTCATCGTCGCAGGGTAGTCTTCTTCCAGTCCACGTTTTAACATAGCCAACGTTCTCGGTCTCTAGAGTTACTCTCCCCTGCTCTTCAATCTTTCTCTGGAACACTTGCATTCCAGGGAACCTGCTATCAAAAGCATTAGATACTGCACGCATCTGCTCTTCTGGCACACCAGCAGTAAGTGCCTGTTTAGCAACACCTGCACCATACAGACGACCATAGACAACGCCCTTAATCAGTGCGCGTCGTTTGTCGGACTTTTGCATAGTCGGGTCTCTGTAGATTTCTCTACCAATTTCTGTGAATGGGTCAGAGCCAGTTGCATCGGCTTTCAGGAAAAGTTGAATAAGGTTGGGGTCTTCAGAAAGCGAAGCAAACATACGGAACTCAACCTGGTCAAGGTCGGAAGTGACAATTACGTGGTTTTCATCTTTAGGTAGGAATGCACGGCGGACAGTGTCATCGCCCTTAGGTAGGGTCTGAAGAGCGGGGTTCTGGATAGACATACGACCAGTGCGTGCTCCCATCGTGTTTACGGATGGGTGTACAAATCCATTGATGTTGTCATTTATAAAGTTGGCAAAGTAGGTGCTAGCTA